AGCCATCTACTCTACGATGGTCACAAACAGCACAGCCACCTGCGCTTCTGCTATTGAAATCGACTCTGATATATCACCTAAGAATGTAGCAACTGCCGTCTCTACATCCACAATTCCTAACGAATCTGACACACTCTCGTTATAGCTTGTCTGCGCCGCCTCATCATCCGTAATGGTCTGGCTATCTGCCACACTGACGTTATAACTTGTAATTGCTGCATTATCCTCAGCAATAGCCATTGTCTCAGTAACAGAACCCACAAACCCAGCAACAACAGACTGCGCTTCAGTAATAGCGGCAGATTCATCCACCGCTACATTCACAGTCAGAGCTACAGTCTGAATATCCTGAATGCCCGCTGTACCACCCCACGAATCAGAACCCCAAGCATCTTGACCCCAAGCCGTCCCGCCGGTCAACGACTCCGTAATACTTACATCAATCAATAACCCAGCGGCTTGAGAGTCGGCAATAAGGGCGGTTTCAGTAACGCTGACAGGGAAAGTCTCTCCCCCGCCCCATGCGTTATCACCCCATGCGCCGTCACCCCAAGCTAACGCCATATCAAGTCAATGTTAATGTGTACGTTACCGCAATCGTGTCACCGTTAACAACAGCCTTAGAACTAGAGAAATCACCCGCAGAGAACAATGTGCCAGTGGTTGAATCTTTAGTTGCGCTACCGCCAATGTTAATAAAGCAACCAGCCACAGTACCCGTGCTAGTCATAGCAAATGACACAGCAGAAGACGTAGCTTTACTCGAAGCAGAAGCCGCGCTAAAAGAAGGTGTAGGACGATTACCAGAGTAAGCAGGGGCGTTAGTACCACCCACTTCTAACCAGCCTGCGTGGGAAGCTTGTGTGTCAGCTACGTTAGCCGAACCCACACCCTTTAGACCCATCACAACTGCGCCAGCGGCTGAGTTACCAAGGATAGTATCTAAGGTCAAGTTCTTACCAACAGTCGTTACCAAGTTCTGGATGGGTTCGTCCCATTTAACAAAGCCATCAATGCTGTAGCAAATAGCATGGTATGTACCATGAATAGCCATCTCATCAGTAGGCATGGTGTTGTATTTTGTGATTGCTGCTACTTGATCGGTAGCGGTGATTTTGTCCAAGCTCATGTGAGGCTCCTTAATTAGAACTACGAATTAACGAAGTGGTTGGGCCATTTACTGGCATTGTGATAGTGAAAGTTGTCGTTGACGTTTTATCAGACCCAAAGTCCAACACAGCAACGGACTTATTACCTTTGCTTGAGTTATAGATCAAAGCGCATCTAGCCGTGATAGCCCCAGTCCACGATACATTTGGGAAGCCCACATAAGCCGTGTATCCAGAAGACGATACCGTAATAGGTGTTAATGTTGCACCGCCAGCAACGTAAGTGCCTGTATTAGCAATCTGCCCGGGCGTGCTCACGGAATACACAGTTGTATTCTCATTCAAGTCGGCAGAAGCTGTATACAGGGCAATCTTGATAACGTCTGTAGTAAGGTCGTGAATACCTTGGTACAGCTCTGCCTTGAAGCTTGTGGTCTGGGTCTGAACAATACTCATGAGACTGCAACCCTAACTTGGCCATCGCGGTATGCGTCAGCCCTTTGTTTACCATCACCCAAGTTCTTGAGAAGCGCCATAGCTTGAACATAACGTTCCTGATACAGCTTATACATCCCATCTTCGGGCGAGCTCTTCATGTATGTACCGGCCTCAGACAGAGTTCCATACAGCAGTGCAGAGTCAAAGTTATCACCCAGCCATGTGGTCAGCGCGGTAACAATAGACTCTGGGTAGTAATAGTAATGCAGCTCTGCGTAGTAATTGGCATTAGGCGTAGGGCCAAGAATGAACGACAGCTCATTGACGTTGGCAGACTGGGGGCCAAAGATAGCATAGTGACGGGGCTCTGAAACCTGTGCGCTTAGTGGATATGCCTCGCGCATAAAGTTCACATCTTTATTCAAAAGGTACAGATAGTCACCTTGAAACACAACCGCGCCATTCACTGTACCGCTATTAGCCACTGTTAATGTGATTGTGGTACCGCTGATGCTACGAACAATAGCATTAGTGCCAATATTTGTACCCGTGACCTGCTGGCCTACAGCAATACCTGTAGCGCTGGCCACAACAATCGTCTTGGCAGCAGATGTACCAGTCGCTGTTGTTGCATTGTACGGGTAGATAGCAAGGCTATATGTCGAGAGAAAATCTTCTGGACAAGCCAAGTACTTATTGCCGGTTGCCAAAACGCCCGTGACATTCTTACGCAAGTTGGCAATCTGCACCGTGTTATAGATGCGTTGCTCCGCCTGCTTGATCATTGTATTGATCGTAGTCGTGTCAAACGTGTTCTGCGTGTAATCAGTTACCGCAGCTACAAGTTGGGCGTATGTTAGTGCCATAATTTAAGCCATTGGGCCGCGAGACATTAAACCTTTAGTGGCCGCGCCAGTGCCGCGCATCTTAATGCCGGACGTCTTAGGTGTGCCACCAGATGATTTGTTGATATTACCAACAGTCATCTCTACTGTATCAGCACGGCTTAAGTTTTTACCAGAGCCGGGATTTTCTTTAGGAGCGACTTTCTCGCCCTTCATTGTGTGCGGAGGAGCGTAGACTTTGGCATCGCCAACTTCTTTACCCATCATCATCTTGCTGTATTTAGCCATGTTAGCCTCGCTTTTGTGCGGCAATCTTTGCCAAATTACGACCCATGGTTTTCATGTCAGAGTTGGTTTTACCCTTACCCTTACCTGTTCCGCCCTTTGTTTCTTTGACAGAAGGGCCGCTGTTAGGAAAGATGTGAACATCAGTCTTACCTTTTTTAGCGACTCCGTCTGCTGATCGTGTATATGCCATGTTTAGCTCCTATGAAACTGTTATCGTTACTGTACCAACAAATGCCGTTGCAACCAAGTAGTTAGGTGTTAAATATTCATCAAAACCACTAGCTCCACCGACTGGATTCCAACCCCACTGGATGTCCCGTGAACCACCAGTTAAATTTCCCGCTGCATTCAAACCCGCCGTCACATACGTTGTGTCTGGCCGTGGCTGATACAAAGCCTGCGGATCATAAACAGGATACATACCCAGCTGCAACTGCGGCTGATCTGGATCCCAGCAAGCTTCACAAACCTTTAGCTGATAAAGCTTGGTCTTGATGACCTCCATCTTTAACTGCTTTAACTTATAACGCTGCCCACACCGATCACATTCGGCAATAGCATATTTACCGGATGCAAACGGTGTTGCCATTAAGTACCACCACCAATGAACGCTATACGAGGCACCAACCTCAATGTAGCCTTCTCGCGATCCTCTTGAGCCGCCAAAGTATATTGTTCGTCATAGACCCGCTTAAGCATATCCAGACGGCCTTGTAACTCAGGCACCTTCATGGCTATGTAGTAGGCTAGTCCGGCCACTACGCATGGTAGGAAGCGGAAATTCATATCGGATGTTTGTATACCAGCGCCAGCGTCTTGGATGCGGCGCATTCTGTAGTACACAAACTGGTATTGCTGTGAGTTATCAGGCGTAGGCCACACCGTTACAGCGGGCAACTGGGGTACAAACACCGCAGCTCCATCTGTTTGTGCAGCAGCTGTTGTATTGTTCTGACCACGGAACACACCGCCCAGCACATTACCACTGATATAAGTGTAGTAAATATCTTCAGTGCCTAAACGAATGTATCCAGACCCAGCTAGTCCAACCACCGAACTAAGCGTGATTGATGTGTCGGTCGATGTGATGTTGCCACTAAGTACAATGTCAGTGGGATTAGTTTCACCAGAAAGACGCTGAATCCAAACTTGGATCGGCCTGCCTTGAACCAACTTGTTAGGGATTGTTGCATAAGTAGAAACGCTAATGCGCGTAATACTCAAATCTGCCTGAGTTGATGAGTTGTTGGCTTGCGTTCTAATCACATGATCTAGCAAGTCAATCGTATCTAAAGGCAAAGCGTATGTAGCCAGTCCCGGAGTCAGAGTAATTGTCCCTGTCTCAATCGTCCACATATTGATGCCACGATTAGCCCACTCAATCGTCATCAGGTTAAGAGAACGGCGCGCTGTGCGTAGGTCATAACCTGTACGCATCTCACGGCCAGCTCTCTCCCACGCCTCTTCAGCGAGCTCGGTGAACTCCATGTTAAAGGCTGTGGTTCCTGTAGTGGTCATTTCTTGGCAGTCTTAGCAGAGTTAATGAATGCTTGAGCTGTAGGCGCACCCTTAGAGCCGGGCTTACGCATCTTCTCTTTAGAGCCAGCTGCAATACGTTTTCTCTTGGCGTTAATGTTGGCATACAAGCCAACAGGCCCGCCATCAGCGTACTCAGTAAAGTCAGTGTCATCCCTACGCTCTTTGCGTACACCTTTGGGCATTTTTGAGGCGCGCATAGCGCCCATTCCACGGCTTGCCATCATTTAGGATTACCTTTAGCTTTCTTGGCTAGAAACAATTTATCAACCATTTCTATCCGCTGGGGTTTAGTCGTAACTTTGTTAATAATACCCAACCGTTTGGGTTTGCTGGCGCCGTAAAACCCAGCCTTCTTTAAAGACTTAACTACTTTAGCAGCTGGTTTTACGGTTGCCATATCAGCACATCTTTCCGCGAGTCTTGCCGCGCTGGGCAATACCATCACCACGTTTTGAAGCTGTCATACCGCCACTGGCTTTCTTAACAACTTTCTTTTTAGGAGCAGCTGAACCGCCATCAACATCTTGAGGTGGCTTCATACCTTCAGTAAAGATGCCACGATTCATTTTGCGTTCATAGTCAGCCAGCTCTTTAGCTGTAGGGCCACCTTGACCGCCACGGCCAGCACCGGCTTTTTCTCGAAGTCTGTCTTCAAGCTCAAGTTCCATGTCGGTAGAACCGCCGTATACGTATGGGTCTTCACGCATATCAGCTCCTTAACACATTCCGCCGCGCTTCATGACAATTTGAGTGCCCTTGGTTTTGCCTTTAGTAGCAATACCATCAGCCGCTTTTGTATAGCCGCCTTTTGCATAAGCCATGCCGCCCATGTTCATTTTCTTGGCCGCGCCGCCGCTGGCCAGCTTGGTCATGGTTGAGCCTTTGTGCAAACGGCCTTCGTGTTTGTTCACGGCCTTCTGCATCATTGACTTGTCTTGCTTCATGTCTGCTTTAGCCATGCCGCCTTTAGCCATCTTGCCCTTACCGTCAGCCGCAAAAGCTGGAACTTTTTGTCCATCTTTCATGACCATTGGCATACCGCCACCTGCATATCCGCCCATATTCATTTTTTTCACATTGCCACCTTTTTTAAAGTTACCAAGATCCTCTGGATTTGCCTCATTGGCAGCCAGAGCACGAACATCAACGCCACGTTCATCAAGACGGCGGCGCGCCATACCGGGTTTCAGCCCACGTTCACGACTGTAAAGCGTTGCATCGCCGGGTTGTTTGTACAGAGCGCGTTTTACCGTAGCAACGTCATCATCAAATTCAGAATCTTTTTTAGCCATAGTGTCACCACCTCTTGCAAATTTACGGCCTTTATCGGCCTCATTAAAATCTTTACCCACAGACTGTGGGACGCCTGCTTTCTTGGCAAACGCTGGGTTATGAGCCACCGCCGCCATGAAATTGTGTTGCGCTTTACTCTTGCTTGGCATTATCGCCCCGCTTGAATAAGCTGGTCAATTTTTGCTTCAAGTTTGTTAAAGCGTTGGTCAATGTGGTTCGTAATGCGATCCACTTCTGCTTGAGTAACGTTATCACGGGCAACCTCCTCACGGGTTTTGTTCAAAAGAATCGTAATACGGGACAACTCGCGAAACTTTTCATTCACGATATAACCCATAACTGACATTAACAATGTTAATGTGGCCGACCAAACTGTATTGAGATCTAGCATTTCCATTTCTTCAACGCTTTATTGATCCGTGAATCTGGATCTTTTGCGGTCTTTTCGCTGGTTAACTTCTTCTTCATACCGCCCATCCTCGCACAGAAAGCGTCCTTGCGGGAGCCGCCTTCCGGCTGGGGAGGTTTCAAGTTCATACCTTGCTTTTTGGCGGAGGCGCGTCCCTTGGCATTCAAGCCACCAGTCGGACTCTTTCCCTCTTTCCTCTGCCATGCTGGACTCTTAGCCATAGAACACCGTGATTTTTGCGCTGGCAGGCAAAGTTATATGGACATTTGTACTAAACAAAACGCCTTCTCCGGGAACCGTAAATGATAGCGGATTTGTTGGTGAAACAGCAATATTAAATTGCAAAGTTATGGGGCCGCCAGAACCACCGTCGCGAAAAATAATGTCACCAGCAGTGCCGCCAGTCAAGAATTGATAGCCCCGCACTCGGGTGCGGTAGGGCACCGCAGTGCCAGTCGCTTCTAAATGAACGGCTTTTACGTCTGTTTGCATCATAATCAATCTCCTTTAAAAAAGGGGCCGAAGCCCCTTGGGTTGATTAAGCGATACGAGAGAACACGTATGCAGTGGCGCTAGAGAACATGATGCGGAAGCAACCAATGCCAGTTACGCCAGATGGCACGGTCAACAGGCCAGCACCAGCACTAGAACCAGCGGCTGCAGCGGCAGACAAGATGCCATTAGTTGCAACAGCGATAGTCACGGTGTTTGCGCCAGCGGTGTTGTCAACGTACAAGTCCAGCGTAGTGCCACGAGTTGCGCCCAAGGCTGCGCCAAGCAAAGTGCCTGTAGGCAAAGTGATGGTGACTGTTCCAACAGAAGTTGAAGTGATGTAGCCCGTAGCAACTTCTGCTGCGGTGGCTGTTGCTGTGGCGTTAATAGCAGCGGTTGAGGGATGGTTTTGGTCAGTAAAAACCAGATTTGTAGTAGTTAGGTTGGTTACGCTAGTGGTAGCACCAAACGTAGCGTCAACTGTAACTGCGCCAGTTGTTGCGTTAATAGAAATGTCTTGAAAGCCGTTTTCAGAACGAACTGGGCCGTTAAACGTGGTATTTGCCATGATTTTTCCTTACATACAAGTTAAGTGCATCAGTCTGTATGTCGTCAGCCGGGACTGTCTAATGCACCGGATAAGCCCGGATTAATATGTTTATACCACTCAAATAAAAACAATGCAACAAAAAAGGGAGCCGAAGCCCCCTTTTTCTTTACCGCTGATTAAGCACCAGCAGAGCCGAACATACCCAATGGATCTGACCAACCAAAAGAATAACGCTCGCGAGACTTGTAACGAACGTTACCTGTATCGAAGTCGCCGTCCATGGAGTTAGCCAAGGGTGAACGAACAAAGTGCTTCATGCCGTTAGGAACGTCTGTGGTCAAGAACCAAGCGTTAGTATCGGTCAAGAAGTGGTTTACACAGTAACCTTCAGCAATTGAACCGTTGTTCTTAATTGCGTTGATGTCGTTATCAGCTGTACCGACACGGAGTTCCGTTTCGAGCAAGCGGGTAGCAACGAATTGCAATGAAGAAGGAACAACCAATTTCTTTGGTTTAGCTGCGATCAACAGGCCGCGCTCGTCTGTCCACAAGCTGATCTGAATAACGGCGGCTTCCAAAGAAGTCTCGTTCAAGTCAGCTGGTGTAGTAGGAACGTTACTGTTAGTACCACCAGACACCAAAGGATGTGATGCACTGAACAATGCAACACCGTCACCACCAACATAAGCGCTAGAGAAACCGTTGTTCAAAACAGCGGCTGCTTTAACTTGCTTGGTGTATGCCATAGCGCGGGCCAAAGCTTTCGTATAACGTGCAGACAAAGAGTCATACAAGTTATCTTCGATAGCCTCTTCAGTCAAGCTGAAGCCCAAAGCAATGGTTTCGTGGTTGTATCGAGCAGTCCATGCTTCCTGTGCATTGTCATAGCTGATGGCAGAGCCTTCATTTTTGACTGGTGCGGCAGAGAAGCCAGAGAGTTTAGTCTCTTCTTCGAAGCTACGCTCTGATGTCTCAGTTTCGTAGATCTCTTTGTGCTCTTGATCGTATGTTGCATATTGCAGACCGAACAAAGCGTTCAGACCGGGAAGCAACTCTTTAAGTAGTTGTGCGCGTGAAATAGCCATGATCTAGCTCCTTATGCTGTAGCAGTTGCTGCGTAATACTCGTGCTGACCAAAATTCAATTTAACCAGAATTTCTGGGAATTGATTAAAGATCAACGTTGAGCTTGCGGCAAACGCAGTGATGGGGGCTTGATTCAAAATCACAGTCGTTGCACCAGCCGCCGCTGCTGTATCTACAAAGGATCCTGAAGCAATGTAATTGCCGTTAGAGTCCAATGAGCCTACATCAGTACCAACAGGCAACGCAAAGGGAATTGCGCTACAAGTGATAGTGGCAGTTGAAATGCTTGTGAATGTGGCGGAACCAAGAGAAACTTCGGTATCTGGATTCAAACCCAACACACGCAAAGGCAGAGCATCTGTCGTTGCAGGCGTATCGCTTGGAGCTAGAACTGCGTTCTTTGAATTACCAGTTGCAGTGCTGCCAGTGTTGTTGATCATGGCCACGTTTTGGCCGATCATTGCACGAGCACCAGAAGCAATAACAGTAGTAGCCGAGCAAACAACAGCAGAGAACACAGTGTCAGGATCGTCACAAACGATAGCCATAATGTCGCCCGCAGCAGTACTTGCTGGATAATACTGAGAAAACGTCTTCTGTTTGGTCAGCGGGTTGGTATACGAGCATCCCAAAAAGACACCCGCTACTGTACCCAACGTACCAGTACTTACAGAAAGACGCTCTAAATTACCGCGAACCAAGCCCACGAGATCACCATAAAAGATGTTCGTAGCGTAGTTGTTGATGATTGCGTATTCACGAGTAGAACCCGCAAATACCTGACCTCCGATCAAGTTGATCGGTTTTAGCCCGTAAGGGCTTGAAACCACAGGATAAGCCATTTAAGACTCCTATAAAATTTAAGTACCTTTACCAAAGCTAGACGAGGATTTATTCTCTTTGAAGAGAGGCATCCGCGCATCGCTTTGACGCATTAGATTGTTGTCTACAGCTTCCGTCTGAGATTGTGTCAACTTGTTAAAGTGCGTATTACGCTGTTCCACAAACTCTTTCGGGGTCTTACAGAGTAACAACCCGCCAATCTCAATATGGTCTTTATAACGGCTATTGGGATCAGCTAACAGTCTAAATTGTGGTTGTTCATCTAAACCTACTGGCTCCCATCCTTCGCGCCGTTTTGCGGCCAAGTTACGAGGGTCAGCTGTGTTTAAATTAGAAACACGAATCCATCGGTAAGCGTAGTCCGGGTGCTTGTCGGGTTCAGGTAGAAGTTCGGCCTGCTGCCACTGTTTAGGACGTTCAGCCATCAATCTATCTTCAAGTTCACGCGGTTTTCTGTTTTCAGCCATTATTGGCCTCCATTTCGAGTTTCGCCTTGGCATATTGCTCGGGCGTTAAATTTAGTTTCTTGGCCAGACTCATTTCAGATGGATTCAAACGAACCCTCTTAGGAGCAGTTGACCTTGTAGCCGGTGCTACCACCGAACTTCTTCGAGCGACTGGGCGCTCATTTTGTTCCGCTTCTTCCTCGAATCGCTCGGGGAAACGCTTGCGGATAGTGGCGTCTATCTTTCGATAATATTCTTGTGATGAAACCTGAACACCTTCGCGCTTGAGTCTCTCATGGAGGCCTAGAGCTAAACTGGTCATCTCTTCATCTTCTCCGAACCACGGATTTTCCTGTTGCCATGCTTGCGCGCTGGGGTCAGGACGGAACTGTGGTGCCGGCTGTGATTGCATTTGTACAGGAGTTTCTTCCTCTTGTAAAGCGGGTGGACGAAAATTCTTTACTTTTTCGGTTTTGAGGGTTGCTTGGGTAAGACGCTCTTGGGCTTCCATCACCTTATCAGTGTCGCCAGAATCATAGGCTTCACGATAAGCGCGCTTGGCCGCTTCCATCTCCATAGCCACAGCTTTCTGAACGCTCATAAGCACGTTCTTCTCGCTGTTATTAAGGTTTGACTTAAGGCGCTGGTTCTCTTGCATTACCTTTTGAGCAAAGGCAATAGCCTCTTGTTGCTCTCGTATAGCGTTATCTTTCTCACGGCGTTCATCGTGAGCCAGCTTCTTCATCTGGATTAGCTTCTTTTTGACCTTACTGGAATAGTCTTCCAGCTCATCGTTATAGAGCTCTTCCTTTACATTGTCCGGCAGAGGGGGTTTACCGCGATCCTCTTCCGGCGTGTTGTCTTCTACGTCAATGATGATCTGTTCATCAGTTTGATCGTCTTCTGTGGTGACCTTTACGTCATCCTGTTCGTCTGGGAATTTAAAAGTTTCAGCCATGTTGTTCCTTATTTACGGCGAATACCGCGAGGATCATCTACTACGCCTTCAACAGAATCGTCATTGATCACACGGAATTCTTTGCCGTGAATTACCAGTCGCGTTCCTGAATTGGGTCTAATCAAGATAAAGTCACCCTTCTTGCAGTACGGGCCAGATGGGAATCGGCTTGCGTCCTTGTAGCAGTCTGGGCCCATGTCTACTACGAATAACACAGTAGTCAGGGTTTCCTCAATCATGAGAGTTTCTTCCGCTTTAATGAGTCCGGAGTCTCCGTATTCTTTTTCCATATCGGGTATGGCACAAAGAATTCTGTAACCAGATGGGCGGGGAAGTTGTTTAGCCTTCTCCTCTGGCTTTGTGTTCAAGATCTTGGATAAATCCACGGCCTTGGTTATGTCGAGATTTGAAATCTCACTCGTCATCGTCATCGTGATTGACTCTTTCTTGTAGGTCTATGATGTATAAACGTGCAGTGAGTAGACCTTTCACCTCTCCACACATCTTCTTGTACTCCGCAAAGTCTTCAGCCTTGCCATCGGCTATTGACATTTGGAGTTGGGATACTTTGTCATCTATCTTTGAAGCTAGAAGTTTTAGGTATTTGTCGATCATTGTTTATTCCTCATCATGTCAGCCAAAAGTTTGGTCTTCTCTGACTGGGCGTCTTGGGCTAGTTCCATCTGATCTTTTTGTATCGTAGCCTGCAGGCGCGCCATATCAATTTCCTTTTGGGTAGCGATACGGTCACGCTCAATCTGCTGCTGTGATTGTTTGAGCTGGGCATCAGTTGCATCCTTCTGAGCCTTACGCTGCACCTCTTGACCCTTAAGCGCCAGCTCTTGCTGTTGCATTTGGATAAGGGGATCTTGTTGCATAGCCGCCGCTTGAGCCTGCTGGGCCTGTGCAGTATTGGCTTGCAGTAACTGGGCGCTTGCCTGTGCGATGAGCTGCGACAGCTGGACTTCCACATCCTCTGGCAATTTCTCGTTCGGGGCGGGCATTGGCACACCCATTTGCTTCTCTATCAACTGACGATAGTGGAAGCCTAAGTGCTCGGCAATGTGAGCCTGCATAGAAGCCATGATCTGATTGGCCATGGGGTTCTGACCCACCGTCTTTTGAATCAATGGGTCTTGCATGAACGTCTGGTGCGTAGCAATGTGGGCTTGTTGATCTTGGTAGATAAACGCCTTCATCGGCATACCTTTCAGTGCGGCCATGTTCTCGCTGACTGGGTCTTTTGGCATCTCATCATCAGGCAACGGCACCAACTTCTGGGCGTTTTTAATACCGAGGACATCAAGCATCTGCCTATGTAACTGTGGTAAGTCATAGATCTGGGGAGCTTGCTGGGCCAGCTGGATCACCGCCTGATATTGGACAATCTTCTGCGCCATCGTGGCCGCATTGGGATCACTCACAGGAATAACATCAACTAAGTCGTAATCAGATCGCTTGGCTTTGCGGGATCCTTCTTCTGGCTGGTAAGAGTATTCATCAGGTGTGTAGTCTCTGATAATGTCGCGCAGAAGAGCCAGCTCTTGCTTAAATGAATAGTGAATACGCGCCTGAACAGCGGTCATTACCTTTAACTGACGCTCAAGGATGGCCAGTGTCGTACCAACGGGAGAGTTGGCAGACATATCAGCAACTTGGATGTCAGCGGCAGACGCAAACTTGCGGCCTTCTTCGACAATCTTATCGAGAAGAGTTGCCAATACTTGTGACGGCTCTTTGTAAGGCAGAGCCATGATGTTCTCTGCAATAGATCCGCTTGGTACGTCCACATCGCGCCACTCAGCTGGGCCGATTGGTGTGTCATCTCCCTTAACCCGCAGACCACGGGTTTTAAAGCCGCCGGGCAAGTTGGCCAGAGTCCCTGCATCCACCAATTGACGCAAAATAGACGTACCAGACTTAGCAAATGCTCCAACTAAGTGAATCAGTCCAAAACAATAGAAGCCAAAGCCGGGGACGTAGCCATAATGGACGTAGTGCTGGCGCTTAGTGTGGAGTTTGTCGCCTTGTTTCCAGTTTCTGCGGATAGCCAGACACTTCATGCTTCCATGTTCAATGGTCACAATGTAAGGCAGGGCAATTCCTGTAGGTTCGCCGTCTTTATCGGTGTGCTCGTAACCTTCAAGGTCGAGCTCTACGTTCATCTCAAGGATTTTGTAGCGGTCATCCGACAAAGCGCGGAATCCCATCTTCTCAGCGATCTTTTTCTCTACTTCATCCAGCGTATTGTTGGGCTCTCCCAAATCAATGTCGGCATAGAATCCAGCAACCTGTAACTTACGCAGCTCGTTTTCCGTCTTTCGCATAACGTGCGTAACGCGAGGGGACGTTTGAATGTCGGACGCGCCGTAAGGCACAACCAGATCTTCAGCCGGAACGAATATTGATGTTTGTCTGTCAAAATTTGGATCAAAGTAGACTTTCTTAAAAGCATTACCAGACAAACCAAGACCCCAGACCATTCTTTCGTGCTCTGGCCTAAACTCTGTCATTACATCCGTCAGCTGATAGTTCATATCATCTTGAACACGGGTCGCAGCGTCTTTTTTCTCGGGGGTTTCCTTGCCAATGATCTGGGTCTTCACTGGCCCAGCTGCAGGAAACGTGCTCATCATGATTTCAGCTTGGAATTTAACCAAAGCTTCTGACAATAATGGGTGGTAAACACCGCAAGCACCAATCCAAGGGTCGGCGCGCTCTTCAATCTTCATCCCCAAGAGCTCTAACCCGTCTACATAGGTCTGCATCCAGTCTTTACGGGAGTTGACGTCATCGTCATAGTCGCCAACTAGGTCAGTCACTATCCCAGTTACGATAGATTCGTCTAAATAATCAACTAAGTTAGCGTCAAAGTCATCTATCTCTTCGCCGCCAATTGCTATTTCCATCCCACCCATACTAATTGTGACCTCTTCAGGGTCAACAATCTCAATTTCAATGCCGCCGTCCTCTTCGGTATCAGGCATTAGGGCTTCTAAACCCTCTGGTGCGGCGTAAAGTGATTTTTCAATGGACATATGTATCCTTAGTAGTAAGAAACTTTGCGTCTAAACGAGCGAACTTCGTCCTCTTCGTCTGTCTGCAAGCGTATAAACCCGCCTTTTCTGAACCTTATCAGAGCCTGCGTAGAAGAGTCAACTAAGTCATCGTGGTCTGAGTTTGGGAACGCAGCCATTTCTTCCATTAACTCATCAGCCCAGCGCGTAGCTGGCGCCCAAACCTTACCGCTGGCAAACAAATCAGATACAGAATTGATCCTCACCATCTTATCATTACCTCTAGACGGCGTAAACTCTTGAACAGGTATCCCCATCGCCCGCAGTTCATAGATCAATGGCG